AACCTCGGCCTGATCGAATCTTTCCAGCAGACCAAGGAAATCTACGGTGCAAACCTCCTGAACACGGCAACGACGTACAACGCAGCAGTTGGCGGCGACGGTGTGGCACTTTGCTCCACGGCGCATCCAATTGACGGTTCGACCGTCGCCAACACCCCAACGACGCAGGTCGATCTCAACGAAGCCACCTTGCTGAATGCAATGATTGCAATCCGCACGAACTTCCGCGATCAGGCCGGTCTGAAGGTCTTCGCCCGTGGCCGCAAGCTCATCATTCCTCCGCAGTTGGAGCCAGTTGCAATCCGTCTTCTGAAGACCGAATTGCGCCCAGGCACTGCAGATAATGATGTCAACGCGATCATGACGACCGCAGGTGGCTTGCCAGAAGGCTATATGGTCAACGACTTCTTGACGTCGCCATATGCTTGGTTCTTGCTCACCAACATCGACGGCCTTGCCTATATGGAGCGCGTAAAGTTCGAAACCGATATGCAAGTCGATTTCGTTACTGATAACCTGTTGGTCAAGGGCTATGAGCGTTATTCGTTCGGCTATTACAACTGGCGTTCGATTTACGGCTCGTTCCCAACTTCGTAAGGAGAAGTTACTATGGCTGTAGACGCATTCACAGGTCCAATCATCACTTTCGGCCAAGCGGCCACGAGTGCTGATTACAACCCAGATATTGGTGCCTCGTCCCTGTTTTATGCAGGGGCGGGTATCCTCGACCCTCGTCTGGAATACACCTACCTCCCTGGCGAAGCGCAATCTGCGCAAGACTTCGGGTGGCTGGGTTTTGACAACATCACGACCCAGAACATCGTGCCTTACTCCAAGGCTGCTGGCGCTATCGTGGCTTCGAACACCACCTCGTCGGCAACTTTGACCCTCGTCTCGGCCAACTCGGCCACGACGGGTGTCTATATCACCACCAACTTTACCCGTGCAGACACGGGTGCGGTAGATGCTGGTCCTTTGGTTGCGCTCGATGCCTATGCTTCGGTCACTGCTTCGTTTGCGAACGGTGTGATGACCATTACTGCAAACAGCGGCATGCCAATTACCCCTGGCATGGTTGTGCTGACGACGGGCGGTACTGTGTCGCAAGGCACGGCGGCTGGCGTTCAGATCGTTTCCCAGCTTACGGCTGGTACAGGCGGTCAGGGCGTTGCAGGTACTTACCAGACCAATAGTAACCTCACGGCTACTTCTGGCACGGTAACGCTTGCTTTCCAGAACGTTCAGCAATGTGCCGTTCCAAACAACCCTCAGACGCCTGGGATTTATCTCTGGTCGCCGCAAGCCCTGATCGGTCGCGCTGTAGCAGTTACTGCTGCTGCATCTGCTACCGCTACCTCGGCAACGGTGTCTGGTTATGACATCTATGGCTATCCGATGGTTGAGACGATCACTCTTACTGCGGGGTCTCAGATCTCTGGTAAGAAGGCATTCAAGTACATCAAGAGCGTTGTTCTCAATGCTGCTGATGCTACCCACGCCTATTCGGTTGATACTACGGACGTTTTCGGTCTTCCGATCCGTTCGGACAGCTTCGGTGATATCCTCGTCAACTATGCGTCTTCATTGACGGCAACGACCTTGATCATTGCAGCTACGAACTATCTTCCAAGTGATCGCACGACGGCGACGGCTACAACTGGCGACGTTCGTGGCACTTTCGGTGCTTTCACGTCGAGCACTGGAGCCAATAAGCTGGTTATTCGCCAGTCCCCACAGCCTTACATGGTCCAGAGTGCAAACCCAGGCCTGTTTGGTGTCACACAGTACAGCAACTTCTAAGGAGTGAGCCATGAAGGGTCACAAAGGACACCACCACGGTCATGTTGAGCATGGCGTGCACCACAAGCACCCACGCGCTGAACACAAGAAGGGCGGCAAGGTCGAAGGTCACTTCGATCATGATGAAGCTCCTTCGGACGTTTACGAAGGTGCCAATTCGCATGTTGTCAAGGAAGCCAAAGAGCGCAAGCACGGCGGCAAGGCCAAGCACAAGCATCATGTCGGTCATCACGAAGGTCACATGGGTCATCACCGTGCTGACCGCGCCCCACGCAAGTCGGGCGGTCGTGCAGGTTCGAACATGAACCCGCTTTCGTCTGCTCACCACGGGACGGAGCCTAAGGGCCACCACTCGTATGAGCCTGAAGAGCGCTAAAAAGCTGGGGGGAGCTTCGGCTCCCCTCTTCTTCATTGGAGACTGTTATGACAGCAGCATGGACACGTTCTGAAGGTAAATCGCCATCTGGTGGACTTAATGAACGTGGCAGGCAGTCTGCCCGCGCTGAAGGTCATCATTTGAAGGCTCCGACCAAGGATGCGGATAATCCGCGTCATACTTCATTCTGTGAACGGATGACGGGCGTGAAGCGCAAGATGACTGGTGCTGCTGCTGCCGCCGATCCCGATAGTCGTATTAATAAATCGCTTCGCAAGTGGGGTTGCTGATGTCTGACAAACCATTCTGGGACAAACAGCTTCCCAAGGGCCATCACACGAAACATTTATCGCACAAGCAAGAGCAAAGTGCCAAAGCAAGTGCAAGGGCCGCAGGTCGGCCATATCCTAATTTGATCGATAACGCCGCTGCGGCACGGAAAAAAGGCAAGTAATTATGTCAACTCTCAACCAAACTGGCGTCGTATGGGATTCGATCACCAAAAATGGTAAGTTTGAGCTATTTGAGCTGCAGGTGGCCCGTGGGCAGATCACCAATCATTCAGTGCTCAATATTTTTGGGTATCAAACGTCTGTGACGACTGCCGTTATCCCGGTTTGGGAAAATGCTTCGACGTATACATACCCAACGTCCGCTCTGGCCATGACGTATGCAAGCACGTCAAACGAAACCTTGACCATGACAGTCAATGGTTTGGATGCAAATTATGCAATTGCCACAGATACCGTGACGTTTTCTGGCGGAACATCCGGCACAGCCACCAATGGAACGGCATTTTTCCGCATCAACAGCATGATTATAACCAGCACCGCAACGCTTGGCGGAACAAATGCCGGTCAAATCACGGCAAAGAATGGCGGCACCACTTATGCCCAGATCAATGCTGGCGTTGGTAAGACGCAGATGGCGATTTATACTGTTCCTGCCGGGTATTCGTTCTTCCTGAACCGTATTGATGTGTTTGCATCCAATCCATACACGTCTGCCAATAACTTGACCTTTATTAATTGGCAGCAGTCGGGCTTAACAAACGTTGCTTACAACATTGCTCAATCGCCATTTACGAGCATTTTGGACATTCATCGCCAATATCCTTTGATATACAATGAAAAAACTGACATTCAGTTCCGGGTAAGCACTAGCGCCGGAACATATGCAGTTGGCGCTTTTGGCGAAGGCGTTTTGGTTGCCAATGCTACCAATACCGCATTCTAAGGAGCCAACATGGCCACGAGCGGCACCTATGCCTTTAATCCATCACTTGGCGAGCTGGTGCTGTATGCATACAACTTGTGCGAGATCAGAAACACGTCGATTGCACAAGAACACATGCAGTCGGCGCGTATAGCGTCGAACCTGCTTCTGGCCAATTGGGCCAACCGTGGCGTTAATCTGTGGGCTGTGGATCTGGAAACAGTCCCCTTTGATCAATCCCCAACGATCCTGACGGTCACGGGCGATGGCACAACCACGACATTGACCTATGCTACGCCGAATACGCCTGTATATACAGTTGGCCTGCAGATCACCGTGGCAAGCACGGGTGTTGTTGACGGGGTGCAGACGGTCATTGCGAGTTCCAACGGTTCGGTATCGTTTTCGTCCTCATATGTTGGAACTTCTACCGGTGGGACGATCTCGTCCTCCACGCCTGCCGCAACATACTCGGTTGATCCTAATACGGTCGTGCTGCTTGATGCCTATGTAACCACAACGCAATCAACCTCGCAGCCAATTGACCGAATCATTCTTCCGGTGTCGCGCACCGAGTACGCTTCCTATCCGAACAAAGAGCAGGTGGGATTTCCCACCGTGTTCTGGTTTGACCGCCTTCTGGCCCCGCAAGTCACTTTGTGGCCCGTTCCAGATGGCACGTCGTCGCAATACCTCAAATATTACCGGGTTCGTCAGATCCAAGACGCAAACCTGACCGGCGGCCAGACGGTCGAGATCCCATATCTGTGGCTCGAAGCCTTTGCCTATGCCTTGGCGCACCGTTTGTCCGTCATCTGGAATGCACAGAAATCGGTTTTGTTGAAACCATTGGCCGACGAGGCTTACCAGATCGCTGCCGAGCAGAACGTGGAAACGGCGCAGCAATACATTTCGCCACAGATTAGCGGGTACTTCAGGTGAGGGCGACAGGTCGTGCATCCGTATCGTCTAGAAATCCTCGCGCTTTCGGCATATGTGACCGTTGCGGGTTTCTGTACAATCACGACCGGCTCCAGTGGCAGTTTGATTATGCAGGTGCTGGCCTTATCAACAAGCGCATTCTGGTGTGCCGCCCGTGCTTGGACACTCCTCAGAACCAGTTAAGGGCCATCGTTCTTCCTGCGGATCCTACGCCGATCCAGAACCC